CGGGTATCACCCGTGTGGAGATCATTAAACTTTATCAATAGTAACAATTTGTTACTTGAGTTCGTAGATGGACTCTTTCTAGGTATTAGAAAACTCATTTGAGACAACCATGTCTTTCCGGGTTTTCTCGGAAAGTTATTTGTCTTACTTAAGTTTTATAATTGTTAGTTAGAGTACATTCTATACACTTTTTTAATGTATTGAAAAATTCTATGATTAGTTTATGATTTGACCCAAGTTTTTTATCGTTCAGCATTTAAGTCGTGCTGTCCGAAGTTCTTAAGGCTAGACTAATGTTATGCCACTAGACTGATTATAAGATGGAAATTGAGCCTTTTTCTTTCTTGTAGTTGTTTAAAGTTTAGTGTGGGTAAACCCCCACATTGGCAGGCAGCTTTTGCTGCCACCCAGCCTTCATGGCGAATGACGCCCGTTACTTAATGGTAACTGGTTGGACTTCGACCCCCTAAACGAAGTTTCTGTACTATATGTACATGAAGGACTTGTCCAGGCTTATCACAGCCTGGGACACGCGGGTCGGTTTACCGGCCCATGTTTCTTTGCTCTTAACTCATGCACCTGGAAGCGTAATGTCCAGGAGATGTAAACTCGTAATCAACGATACTCATGAAAGGAGGTAGAACCTGTATTCATGTTTTATTTATCCTCGATGATGCTTCGCGCTCGTTGAGATGAGCCTTTTTCGTATATCTGGCTGAGAATAAGATATACCCAGTCTGGCTTTGCGCTGAGAACCAGCATAGCCCTTGAGTAACCTATCTCTGATATGGGGACTCGACCCTAGACAAGACTCGGTGGTCGGCGTTTGAATGAAACCATCCGTGAGGAAGTAATGACCCTCATGTATTCTTGAGAATTCTTGAATTACAACGGATTGGCAGATTTTAGGCTAACCGATAAGTTGAGAGCGTCCCTGTGCCCGGGGAATAGCGCTTGATGATGTTTGTGAGTAAGTCACTCTTTTGAGTGAGCAAAGCCTCTGTGTCGAAGTAAATTGGATTTCCAATTTGTGGGCCCCCACTAATTGGTTCCTTTTTGCTTGTCGCTTTTATATTTATGATAGAATGACAAGCTTTGGAACCTCTGTAGTGCGTAATAATAATAGTATCACTGTTAATAACAAAGAGGACAGTGTTTGCTCTTCGGAGAAACAATACTCTTTTGTACCCCAATCGGATGTGTGCGATCCAAAAACTAACGCACGTGCCAAATTCCAAAAGAATAGGCGCGCAGTGCGTAAGAATAAACTTAAACGCATACGCCAGAACGGGAATAGACAGAATGTCCCGAAGAATCCTCCTAGACCTAAGAAAGGAGAAATTCTTCCCACTAATGATTCTGCCGATTATGTTCATCAGTCGTTAGTTGAACATATCTACCCCACCGCTCTCATTGATCAGGCAAAGAGCACTTTAACCACTATCAATACAGATGTGAATGCATCTCAAATTTTTGAAGTACTTGAAGTAGTTGGTGCGCTTGCTATATCACTCCCTATGTGTCAAACACCGGCACAAGTCGCTAGCCAAATTTTGTTGTCTATACGAGCTATGACGAAGGGAAGTGTTATTGAAGCAGTTTTGCGCCAGATGGAAACCGTTGAGTGGTGTAAAAAACTTTTTGGTTTCAATATGTTTGAACAGCAAGCTGGACTTCCTGAAAAGGTTGACTGGTTATCCACTATACCCACACTGCGGGAAAATTGGGATGCTGTTCGTAATGCTCCATTATTTGGAAAGATTTCCGCAATGATAACTGTTGCTGCATCAATTGGATTGTGCAGTGTAACTAATCTTAAGTGGTCTATCCATGGAGTCGATTTATTTCGTGTTGGAACTGTTAAGAAACACCATACCGCCATTGATTTGGTTGGAGCAGTACTGGACACTATTGTATGCTTCATAGAGGGTGGGTATGAATGTTTCCGCACTGGTTCTTTTGAACCGTTGCTTTTTACTAATGACGATAGTAAAAATTTAGATGCCTTGTATTTTCCATTGCTTGAATTACATGAGCATGCCATGGTTTTTAACCTGCACGAAAAACCTGTCACTATTCGTGATGAGGTTCGTGTTGTTTCTGACATTGAGTACAGTCAGCTTCTTGACGAAGCGTTAGAGCTTGCTGAACGTGCTTATAAGTCCGCTAAAGGAACCTGGCAACAAGGCTATCTGGAGAAAAGACGGGAAATTCTCCACAAGAATCGTGCTGCCTATCAGGCAAAGCGCATTGATGGTTCGATGCGATTTGCCCCTTTTACAATTTTCATTTGGGGCGAATCTGGCGTGGGTAAATCTGCTGTTGCTCAAATCATGATGGCGGATTGTCTTGCTGCATCTGGAGTGGATCCAGATCCTAAAGGCACCGCCGTTATTAAGGAGTCGGATAAATTTGATTCGACTTTGAAAGGCGATACAGTTGGTATCTTTTTTGATGATATGGGTAATACTAAGAAGGAGTTCTTAGATAAGGCCCCAACGGAGAGAATTATAGATATTAACAACAATATGATCACTTACGCAAATAAGGCAGACCTCCACGAAAAGGGTAAGGTCGAAATACGCCCTCGTGTATTTGTGATTACCAGTAATGCCCCCCTCGCTGACCACGGAAATAATGGTTCTATCAAACCATTTTCCATCGTACGTCGTGCTGATGTTCATATTGAGGTTTTTGCTAGGAAAGAATATGCTCTTCCTGATAAGCGTCTTGATAGTGATAAAGCTCTTCGTGATTTTCCCGGAAGTTCTTTGGTCAATAATGTGTGGGACTTGGATCTTTATATCCCCCGAGATCGTAAATATGGTGGAAATAATTCGTATTTAGTGTCTGCTGATGGAAAAACTGAAAAGTTTACAGTAGGCATTCATACAGCTCTTAAACGAATTACCGCCATGTGTGTTCGTCATTTTGACAATCAAAAGAAACTGATTGCAAAGGGTGAAGGTTTGGTAGCCTCGCGTAAATATTGCAAAAAATGTTTGCGAGCACATGATGTTTGTTCGTGCGCAGTTGATGAACAAAGCATTTGCAAATTAGCTCCTATCCCAGAGGACGATGAGGAACAAGTTTCCTATGAAGAAACTTTTGAGTTTGTTTCTTCTCAATTTGAAGCTATGGGTACCACAACCTGCAATTTACTCGGTACTCTCCCAAATTGGTTTTTTATGAACTCTTTTGTGCGCTATTGCTATCTTGCAATATGTGCACGCGATTTTGTTGCATATGAAAAATCTGTGCGTAGAACAACTTTTTTGTCTCTCTTTATTTTTTGTTGTGTTACATTTTTGCTCATTCCCCTTCTCCGCGAAGACATTTTTTCCACCTTTTGCCAATTGCGAACATTTTCCAGTGCTCTTTTATATCTTGTTGCACATTTTTTATTTTATATCGCAATGTTGGCTAAGTGGAGAGATGATAAATTTGATCATCTAGCTCGTCGTCGGGATTTGACAGTGGATATTTTCACGTCAATTCGACGGAGTAAAATGTTTCAATTTTTCTCTTTTTGTGTGCTTGCTAAAGTACTTTACAATTTTACAAATTTATTTCGCGCTGTCGCTGCTGTACATCAATCTGCGCTGGCCCCAAATGATGTTGAGGAAATTGAGAAAAGGGATAAGGAGGAAAACCCATGGGCTCAAGCTGTTGTGGCTGAGTTGCACGTAAGTGATCGTGCTGCTACTATGACCCATGAACAAGTTGTGTCCAAAGTATCACAAAATTTATTACATGGAACGTTTGTTGAAAATGACTTTCAACAGACTTGTGATGTTTTGGCACTGGGAGGTAATGTGTTTTTGTTGCCCTATCATCTTTTCAAAAATAGAAAGGATATGAAGGCGTTAATGACGCGCAAGGATCCCACCTTGCTTAATTCTACTTTCCGTGCTGTAGTCAGTACTAAACATATGATTCCTATAGAGGGAAAAGACTTATGTATTGTCTATATCGCGTCAGGTGGAATTTTTGCCGATATAAAGCATTTATTTCCCGATTCCATAACTGCCAGTGGTTCTGCCACTTTTCTATATAAGGAAAAGTCTGGAGATTTGAGACAAAGTTCCATTCGTCTCAATTATACGCAGAATTCTGAATCTGGAGGATCTGGTTTCACATATGATCTTCCTTATGATACTTTTACTGGTTTGTGTATGGGCACTGCAGTGGCAAAATTTGCTCGTCATTGCATTGCTTGCGTTCATTTACGTGGAGTTCCTAATTCCCCAAAAGGGAAAGGTTTGACTGTTACACGTAAAGAACTTGAAGATACCATTTCTATTGCTAATCGTACATGGAAGGGTGCTTTTCCGTCCACTGTGAACGGAAATTTCCCCAAAGCGAGATATGAAAAGCAAGTTTTGGCATCTCGAGATATTCATCCTAATTCCCCAGTTAATTATCTTCCTTTGGGAAGCAATATCGAATATGTTGGACAAGGTGGTTCCCGAGTAACTCACACCAAGAGTAAAGTTCGGACCACTCCCATATCTGATGTAGTAGCTGAGGTAACTGGAGTTGAACGTGAGCATGGTGCTCCAAAATTCCATCGCACTCGAATGTGGCAAGCTTCGCTTGCCCACTCCGCCAACCCAAGTGCAGGAATTGAAGGGTCTCTTTTAGTTAAGGCTTATACAGACTATGTTGAACACATGGTTGCCAAGTTTTCAGAACCTGAGTTTAAGGACTTTGTAAAACGAGAACTAAAGCCATTGACTGAAATGGAGACCTTGTGTGGCAAGGATGGAAAGCGTTTCATCGATGCCATGAAAAAGGGCACCTCAAAGGGATTTCCTTTATCAGGACCAAAGCGTGATATGATTGAACTTTTGGATCCACTGGATTTCCCTGAATTTCAATGTCCCGCCAAGGCTGATTCCATGATTATTACAGAGATGGAACAAATGGAAGAACTTTTGGCTAAGGGGGAACGTTGTTATTCAATTTTTAAGGCATGTGTGAAAGACGAACCCACTAAATTATCGAAAGATAAAGTTAGAGTTTTTCAGGCTGCTGACTGGGCGACACAGATGCTAGTGCGTAAATATTTCTTACCTTTAGCTCGTATATTATCCTTATTTCCTTTGGATTCTGAATGTGCTGTTGGTGTGAATGCTCAAGGTCCTGAATGGGACCAATTAGCAAAGCACATGTGTAAGTTCGGTAACGATCGTATTTTAGCTGGTGATTACAGTAAGTACGATTTGCGTATGCCCGCGCAGTTAATTAATGCTGCTTTTGCAGTCTTAATTGAAATTGCCGAACGATGTGGAAGATATTCCCAGCGTGACCTTAAAATCATGCAGGGAATCGCTACTGAAATTGCCTATTCATGCGTAGCATATAACGGCGATTTGATCATTCACAAAGGTTCTAATCCTTCTGGTCAAAATCTAACCGTTTATATTAACTGTATTGTTAATTCGTTACAATTGAGGTGTGCTTATTTCCACTTGTGGCCTTCCACTTCAAAACCTCTTCCCTTCCGAGACGTTGCTGCCATGATGACATATGGTGATGATGTGAAGGGATCTGTCCGCAAAGGCTTTGATTGGTTTAATCATATATCTTATGCTCAGTTCTTGAAAGAGCGTGATATGGTTTTTACTATGCCTGACAAGGAATCTACCCCTACAGAGTATATGAAAGATTGTGATGCAGATTTTCTAAAGCGTCATAATATTTTCAATGAAGATACTAATATGCTCCACGGTGCATTAGATGAGGCTTCGATTTTTAAGTCTCTTCATACTGTATTGGAGTCTAAGGTAGTTTCCCTTGAGGACCAAAGCATTTCCAATATTGACGGAGCATTACGTGAATGGTGGCAACATGGACGAGAAGTCTATGAAATGCGCCGACAACAAATGAAGGAAGTCGCATTTCGATGCGGTCTTACTGATTCCTGTCAAATGTTGAACGAATCGTATGAGGATCGATTGGCTTATTTCCGTCATCGTTACATGGAGAGTGATGAAGATGAACCAATAGATGAATCAACATTTGTTACCACAGTTGGAAATGAATGGGAGGTGGATTGTGAATATGAAATGCAATGTGGTTTAGCTCCCACACTTGAAGAAGTAGAAGTGTATAATTATCACTATCCTTCAGCAATTAATCATTGTAGAGGAGATATGCTCGATCCATTTTACACATGGGAACACGTTCTTGGTAATTTAACAGGTAAGCTTTATTTTTACATATTGCTTTGGGGATTACTAATAGCGGATAAGATCCAATTCAAGGTGGGAATGCCTACGAAAGGTTGGATCTTCTTCTTTGTAGTGCTTGGTGCACGGTGGAAACCGTTGTTTTTCTGTCTAATACATATGTATGTTATGACATACTGGCCTATATGGACTATGCGAGCAATCGACTTAATTTCAAAGTGGATTGTTTGTCTGATCAACTGGCTAGGTTAGGTGTTAGACGCATGGGTCCTGGGAGGACCAAAAACTCAGCCGACCCCGGAATTATCCGTGGTATAAGTTTAAAATATTCCTGTGTATATGGACGACTGCATATATTTTGTTTTACATATTTTTACATTGTTATGAACAGCTTTGCACTTGTAGACACCTTTCCCTAAAGGTACCTGTTTTTACGGGAGGTTTCGTCGGCCCAGTAAATATTGTTGCAATCTGAGCACTGAGCGGTGCACATTTATGTATATATCTAAACAGCTCACTAGTAATAACAACAATAATACACAAACTAGCTCCGACGCAGATGGAGCTGGCTTTGTTGTAAATAAAGTAAATAAACAATCTGCACATGAAACCGTAACGTTTGTTGATGGTGATACCCCTTGGTCTTATGACATTGTAAATACGAGGGACCCATCATATTCGTTGAGTGGTTTTTCTGACGCTGAGTTGAGTAATTTTCTATCTCGGCCTGTAAAAATTCAGGAATACCAGTGGACACCAGGGGGTTCACGTTTGTTTCAAACTTTTAATCCTTGGACCGATTTCTTTTCCAATGCCGACGTTTTACAAAAGGTCAATAGGTTTAGAAATCTGCGCTGTAATCTTAAGATTAAAGTACTGGTTAATGGTAACTCCTTTTATTATGGAAGGGCTCTTTTGTCATATAATCCTTTCATATTAGATGATCAAGTCACCAAAAACCGCGCTTTCTATGAACAAGATTTAGTGCAAGCCTCCCAAAAACCCCACATTTTGCTAGATCCTACAGCATCTCAAGGTGGTGAATTAGTACTTCCTTACATTTGGCCAGAAAATTGGCTGGATGTGACTAGTGCAAATTGGGAGGATTACATGGGAATGTGTACCATACATGACTTTGATATTTTGCGTCATGCTAACGGGGGTACCGATCCCATTACTGTGGTCATCTTCGCTTGGGCAGAAGATGTTTGTTTGTCTGTCCCTACGACAGCTCAAGCACAATCAGGTGATACTAATCGGCCATTGGATGAATTTGGTTTTCCGGTTCCTTATGTGGAACAAGCTGCGAGTAAAAAGAAATCCAAATCTTTCAATAATCAGACTAATAATGATGAATTTCAAAATAACGGTTTGATAAGTAAACCTGCATCCACTTTAGCTAGGGTAGCCGATGCTCTATCTATGATTCCCGTTTTGACCCCATATGCCAAAGCAACATCAATGGTGGCTAGTAAAATTGGACAGGTAGCTAAAGTATTTGGCTATTCTCGTCCACAAGTATTGCATGATACTTTAAACTATACACCGCGATACATGGGAAATTTATGCAACACTGATGCCCCTGAACCCCTCGTAAAATTATCTGTCGATTCCAAAAACGAATTGACTATTGATTCCCGAGTCATGGGTTTAGGCGGTCATGATGAATTGACAATCAACTCTATCGCACAACGATCGTCTTACTGGAGACAGTTTGACTGGCCTGAAACTGCGGTGACTGATACGTTGCTCACTTCAATGCGAGTGATGCCATCTTATTATCAAATATTGTCAACCCCCCCTGTTGTAGAAATTCACCCAACTGCTTTAGCATTTGCTGCTACGCCCTTTCAGTTTTGGCAAGGATCCATTAAATTTCGTTTTAATGTAATAGCTTCTGAATACCATAGAGGGAGACTAAGAATTGTATATAATCCATCCACTCTCCCGGCAGGAGCCATACCATTCAATCAGACTTATTCTTCTATTGTAGATATTTCAGAGGATAGGGATTTTGAGTACGAAGTTAAATGGGCCGATGTTAGAGCATGGGCAAGCACTGTAGGAATACAAAGTATGAATGGTTTTTCGTTATTTGATGACGCAAATCCCATTACAGGAGGTACAGCATTAGACAATGGTACTTTATCAGTCTATGTTGTGAATGAACTAGCTACCCCCTCCATAACTGCGGCTGATGTCAAAGTTCAGGTTTGGGTAAGTGCTGGGGATGATTTTGCTGTTGCGGCACCTGCGATGGATGAGCTTAATAATTTGTCTGTTTATCAACAACAAACAGAAGCTGCTCCGGATGCTATGGTGACAACAACAGATACTTCCAATATTCCTACTTCTCCAGAAAATGTCTATTCTTTTGGAAATGCCGTACAAGAAGATAACCAATATTTGGTTTATCAAGGTGAACGTGTGGTTTCTTTTCGTGATCTGCTTAGGAGATACCAATATCACTATTCGTATTATCCTCCTGAACACGGAAATGCCGCGGAACGGCGTTTGGTTAACTTTAGAATAACCGATTTTCCATTTTATAGGGGTTGGGATACTAGTGGTCCCGATCTTGGTGTTGATTCTGCCCTAGGAACCTCATCTTTTACATTTTCTGGTATGACTTTAATCAACTATTTGACCCCAGCATTTGCGCTTCGTAGGGGAGCGCTTAGGCATAAAGCGTTATTTACATCTTTCACAGACACATCTAAGTATTCTATGAATGTTTCTCGTTTTAAAGCAGGTAATGCCACAAATAGTGTATCAGTTGACTCTGTGAACAGTAATATTGCTGGGAGTAGAAGAAGTGCTATGACTAATTCCCTCCGGAATACTCTTGCTGGTTCCCATATTACACCTGTTAACAATAATCCTTGTTTGGAATATGAAACTCCGTTTTATTCGATAGGACAGAGATTTGTACCAGCCAGAGATTTAAATAGATATGCAGGTTTGGGTAACGGCCATGAAATTTCCGTGGAAGTCGCACCTAATACTGATGAACGGGATATGCGTATAGATAAATATGTGTCTATAGCAGAGGATTTCCAGTTAGGACTTTTTACTGGATCCCCCATTTGGTATGTTTATGCCAATCCCGTTGCCGCATAAATGTAGTGAGTAGTTTTCATACCGGGCGTTCTTATTCGTGGATTCGAATAGGGTAGTCTGAATTAAAACTTAAAAGAAATTTGATCATAGTCGGTATAGAAAATGTAATTCTATTAAATCTACATATTGCAGCAAATTAAAGTCATAAAAATTTGGGTCACGTGAAGCGAGCGTTAATCGCTATTACAGGCATTTTTTAAATGTCATATACCATCCGGCGACCGGATGGGGGTGAGAACTTTGTTCTTCCCTAGGCGAGATGTTTTACATCTTACACTGTGCTACTTGTAGCCAAAAGGTTTTATACACTAACCTTTGTAAGATGTTCGCATCTTGCATAGGTTAGAATTTTTACTTTTGGTCGCAAGTTTCTACAGCGTAGCCTAAAATGTGTTTTTCCTGTAGTTGGTTCTTTGAGGTGAAATCCTCGCGTGCAACTATACAGATGGAATTAGGTCGCTCACGCAAT